ATCAAGGCATCTGCGGAAATTTCAAAAGCATGGCGAGCCGAGGATAGAAGAAGGTCAGTCGCTCATAGTGCCGTGGCTAGAGCCACCCGTAATGGCAGTTTGGTTCGACAGCCCTGTTGCCGATGCGGAACAGAAAAGACAGTCGCTCATCACGAAGATTATGACAAACCTTTGGAAGTCATGTGGCTTTGCCAACCATGCCACAAACAACGTCATAAAGAACTAAAAGAGGAATTTTAATGATAGTAAGAGCTTCCGAATCACAACATTGGTACAACAGAGATGGCAAGCCTGCCTACTCCGTCATTGCCAAAAATGGTCTACCACGGCCTACAACGCTCAGAGATGCGCGTAAGCTCAATCTTGTACCCTCGGTAACTGGCATCCTCAATTGTGCGGCTAAACCTGCTCTAGAGGCTTGGAAACTCAATCAAATGATGTTGGCCTGCCTAACCATCCAAAAGGTGGAAGGAGAGACTGAAGAGCGTTTTATTGATCGTATTGTCAAGGACTCAAAAGAACACGCAAAGATGGCCGCCGAGCGTGGTACATCAGTTCATACAGCCCTTGAAAAGAGCTATGAGGGGGTCTTTCACTCAGACTATATGGAGCACTCCATCGGCACTCAAAACGCCGTAGAAGAGCATTTTGGTAACCCCAACTGGAATACTGAGAAGTCTTTCTGCCATGAGAGTGGATTTGGTGGCAAGGTGGATTTGCACTCTACTGATGGCCGAGGAGTGGTCATTGACTTTAAAACAAAAGAGTTCAGTGACCCCAACTCTGTCGAAGCATGGGATGAGCAGTTGATGCAACTCTGTGCTTATAGGGTGGGATTGGGCATTCCAGAGGCTAGATGTGCAAATGTGTTTGTTTCTGTCACTGTGCCCGGCCTCGTCAAAATAGTCGAATGGACAGACGACGAGATGAAAAAAGGTTGGGAGATGTTCAGCGCTCTCCTAAAATATTGGCAAGCTAAAAACAATCACAGGTGACTCTATGTGGCAAATTGGTGCTTTTTTAAGTTTCTTTGCATGGTTGACTCACATCTTCTTTTGCTTTGGTCACGCGGCTTGGGGGTTTTTAGTAGCAGGTGCCATCTTCTTTCCAATCGGAATTTTGCATGGATTTTACATTTGGTTTAATTAAGGAAAGACAATGTTGACTAACCCATATCTATCGGAAAACGATATCAAACAGGTATTCTTCTCTTCTAACATGGACAATTTTGAGGGCTACGACTTAGATGAACTGTTGGATTTTGCCGACAAGTTAATCTTAACTGTTGCCGAAGACATTGCCAAACGTGAGCGCGAGCTTTGCATTGAGTTTGTCAATAGCCTAAATACTGAGGTCGGTAAAGCGCTAAGGGATAAACGAGGCAATCTATGAACTCCCAAGAGTTTGTTACAGAACTCATTGGTAGTCAGTGGGAGGAGCACGTCCTTCCATACCTCTTAGAGTCCCTCAAACGCTCTTTGCTAGATGCACAAAGATATGACTTTATCCGAGATTATGCGAAAAATATGTCGTTTAATGAGGAACCAAGGTCACGTGTAGAAATGCACAAATTCGATGAAATGCTAGATGCAAGAAGGATGGATGATTAAAAAAAGGGGGGGTACTCAGACCCCCCCAAACCCTCTTTGCAATGTGGCAACTGCTAGGGATTTGAAGGAATGTTAATATTTCCTATGTCTGTGGGTTTTTTACGAGCATAGCGATCAAATAACTCTAATGCTGATTTGCCACCAGTGTAGGCCGCCCCCGGCAACGCTGTAGCTACACCCAAGGGTTGAAGGCCGGGCACCAACATCATTGCGCCACCTGCCCCCATACTAAGATCAGCTAGACCAGTGTAGTCACCATTTTTAAGCTTGTCATAAGCGTCATAGAGAGACAATCCAGATAGTGCTGAACCGCCTAACTTGGCAAAGCCTTTTAACAGCTTGATGGCCATTTGTGGCTCGTAACCACCAAACTTGGCCTCACCCTCAATCTTGTTGAGAGTGGCTTTCTTTAAGTCTTCATTGGCTTTATCTAAAAACACCTTGTGTGCGGAAAAAGTATCTAAAGCATCTTGATGGGTATCGTGCGCCAATTTAAGGGCGTTTTGAGCATCGATTTGCTGTTGGCTAAGAATAGATGTTGGGGAAACATCTGTTGGCACCAATAGCCTACTCACGCGCTGATAGGCTGTAAGAGGGGATTCACCCTTAAAGTCTCGGACACCCTCAAGTCCACTTTGGACATAATTGCCTTGGCGCTGTTGTATGTTGTGCTCTACGTTCTTTTCAGCCCCTGCACTCAGCATTCCGGGGTAGTTGAACTTCTTGCCAAACATGGCCTCCACCGCTTTAGGATCTTCAGGAATGGCACCCACTCTCAATGCCTCCTTAACCGCATCATTAAAATTGGCCTTGGTAGCAGATACATTACCCTCATGCATTTTGGCCTCATCCATCAAAGATGAAAGATTCTTAGCATGATAGTCTGCCAATACAGATGGCGCTGTGACCATAGTACTTCTAGCCTGACGAATTTTTTGATCTTCAGGTCTATTGCCACCATAAGATAAAGCAGTGCCTGCCGTCTTTGCTAGACCTCTATTTGTTTCCTCAGGAGATACTTCTGGCTCAGGCTTGGGTTTATTTTCATTTTTACCAATAGGTAATGGTGCAAATAACCAAGGACTTTCAGCCTTAGATGCCTCTAAGTCAGAATCCTCTTTAGATATTGGTGAACCCAATGGCTGAGTAAGCAATGGATTTCCTGCGTTGTTTACTTCATCCATGATTATTTAACTCCATATTCTTTATCTAAGAATCTATATAAAGATTGTTTGTCTCTCAAATACCTATCTTCAACAGAATTGTAAGGAGAGCCTTTTCTGTTGGGATCAAAATAGTATCTAAATGGATACGGTGTTTTGAATTGCTTTTCATAAGCGTCTTTGTCAGCATAAATGCCTGCATTGTGCTGTTGCAAATATTTGGCATTCATTTGTTGCTCACGAGCATATGATGCAATTGTCTTAGGTAAGTCAGATTCACTTGGCATAGCACCCAATTGAATCTTATCTTCAAAGTTAGATGGAGCGGCACCAAAGGGCTTCTCCTTGGCCGTCTGAACCCTCATTGCAGACAGAATTCTTAATGCCTCAGCCAATTGCTGTTTATCTGAATCATTCAAAACAGCGTTTTTATAGATGCTTGTAACTGGTAATCCAATTCTTGCACTGAACTGATTTAAGTTTAATCCTACACCTTCATCGGCTAATTGACCAATGATTTTGGCACCCTTGGCCAATAAGCTATCACCTTCTTTACTATTCAAAAGCCCCCAAATTCTGGGATTTGCTGATAGCTGTTCAAGCCTTTGTGCTTGCAAATATTTTTGGTTAGTGACATCTTTTGTTTGATCTAAGAAGTATTGCGCCTTCTTTGTTGATGCATCAATGTCTGCTTTTTGTTGTTCTTCTAAAAGTTTAGCGGTAGCTTCGGAAGTAGGTTTTGGCCCCAAGGTAGATGGAGCAAATACACCTTGCTGAACCATTGGAGATGCTTGTAAATCAGGACGTAAATTAGTTACAGGATTCTTATTAGGCGCTATATCTCCCGCACCCAAACCAAATTGAGATAATTGTGCAGTAGTTACATTGGCAGGCAATGGACTTGTTGGCGCAGAGGTAGTAGGTTTAACCGCTAAGGATGGATTCGCGTTAGGCATTCCTGTAGGAATAGGGTAGGCATTAGATTGAGGTATAGGTTCTGGAACAACATTGGCTTGTGGAGTAACTGGAGCAGTTACAGCGCCAGAAAGTGGTGGTGGTTCTGCCTTTTCTGGAGCCTTTGGCATAATCATTGCTCTTGCTTGAGGAGACAAGGTTTCAATAATTGCCCTGACAGAACTTGGTAACTTGGTTGGATCATCAAGGTTGTAATTACCCAATGACTCTAAAGCCGCTCTATCATGTGTATTAATTTCTGATGTTACTCTGCTTTGGTCTATTCGATTTTTTTCATTTTGATTTTGGAAATCAATCATGCTTTTTACTACTGGCCCAAACGTAGGCGATCTAGAAAGCAAAGGATAAGCAGATTGAAGTTGTGTAAATTGTCCACTAGACAAAGCAGGGAATTGGCCATTGTTAGTGGCAGAAACCAAATCATTGGGTTGCATACCAGTAATTTTTGATAAAGCATTCATAGCAGTTTTATCATACGTGGTATCAAGAATAGACTTGGTAATTTGCGCTCTCATCTGTGCATTGGGCAACTCTTGCTTTTTTTGCTCCTCTTGCCATTGACCCATAACATCGCCTGCATTACCTGCACTTTCAAAAAAGCTACCAGTTCTAGTAGGCTTTAATAATGCACCTGCCAAAGCAAACCAAGGAATCTCTTTGTTAGATTCCCTGTTAACAAGCTTCTGTAGTAATTCTTGTTGTGATCTCTCATAGTCACTTTGAGCCTTTGATAAAGCTCCTTGTGGATCAGTTGATAAATCAGGTGTTGTTAGATCTGCCATAATTTTTATCTCTTATTATGAGTTAAATGTATTGTAGAGATTTGCCCCTGCATTGACTAACGATAGAGCACCACCTGCTGTAGCCAAAGCTGATGGTTGATAAACAGAAGCAGGTGCATTTGTAATTTGCGTACTCGATGTAGGCTTGGATAGTGATCCAAGTAGATTGGCATATGATTGTGCTTGTGTTTGTGGGAACAAGTTTTGATTCTGTTGAATCTGTTGTTGTTGAGCGCCAAGAGTAGACAATGCATTTAAGTTGTTCAAACCCAATGCTTGTTGAGTTGTACCTAGATTACTGCCTGCTTGTGCTTGTGCAATTTGGCTTGCCATATCTGATGCACTCAATTGACCTGCTGTCTGTGCCGCAGTCAAGTTTGTTTGATTGCCAAGATTTTGTAAGTTGCCTAAAGCTGATCCACCAGTTAATTGATTTTGAGCTTGTTGATTTGCCAAGTTGCCCAATAACTGACCACCTGCCAACTGAGTCTGTGCTTGTTGGCCAGTCAAGTTTCCTGCTGTTGCACCCAACTGACCAAGCAAACCTGCTTGTTGTTGTTGAATACCACCTGCTGTTTGAGCCGCAGTCAATTGGTTCTGTAGACCCTGTTGCGATGCTGTCAAAGCTTGACCATAACCACTACTCAATTGGTTAGCAATTTGAGCGTTGAGCGCTGTATTGGCATCAGCCAAAGATTGGCCTAAAACCTCTTCACCCCTCTTAGAACCAAATTGTCCAGATGCTATTGCACCTGCATTTGATTGTGGAACAATGTTTCGATTGATATTCTCTTGGCCTAGTGTCTGAAGTTGGTTAATAACATTAGACTGATAGGGATTCATGTATTGACCTACATTACTAGCCGAACTCTGAGTTCCTGCTTGTAAGTAAGGATTAGCCGCCGCAAGTCCAGTCTGTTGCGTAGCCGCAGTTGCATATGGGTTAAACGCACCCACTTGGTCTGCTGATGTAGCCGCATTTACATAAGGCTGTGCGGTTCCTACCAAATTAGCATTTGCGCCTTGATTGATCAGACCAGATCCTGCACTCAAAGGTGAGTTTGCAGTTGCATTGGCCAAATAAGGTTGCGCTGAACTTAATGCACTTTTTCCTTGAAGATTTTGTAAAGTAGTAGCGGCGGCAGTCAAATAAGGTTGATAGGTTTGTGAGCCCGTTAGCGCTTGTGCATTATTAAATGCCAAGTTTTGATTTGCAGTTGGGCCTGCGAACTGGGCATTGAGAGCGGCATCTCCTCCATACTGAGCAAGATTTTTCGTCATGTCTGCATAGTATGGATCAAGCGATGTTGCACTTGTCTGTGAAGTCAAAATATTGGGCGCAGGCGCTCCCTGAGTCAAAGATGATGACGTAGAATTATTTAAATTCGGCACGTTTGCCTGAGCTAATGCTCCACTTGTTGAATCAACCATTATTTATTCCCCTCTTGAAGGTATGCTAAAGTACTCTTTGCTTTTGGTGGTATTTTGTTATCAGGAGCAGACCTTTTGTGTGCTCTGATTGCTTCTCTCATCTTGTCAAGTGCTTGAGCACCTGCCTTGTTAGATCCATCTCCAAGGGCTGAAACGATGTCTGCATCAAATACATACTCACCATCAGCCAGTTTTGCATCTATATCATCGCTCTGACCAGTTCCTTTGCCTTGAACATAGTTAGACCCACCTCTAGTACTAAAAACAGTCTCTAGGGGTGATCTAGGGTATTCAGGATGGCCATGCACATCACCACCTCTGGCATATGTTGGACTGCTCATGCTTTTATATGAAGGCACCATACCTGATGTGTTGACTGATTGGATTGGTGTTGTATATCCACCCATCATTTTTAAGTTTTCGTTGTAAGCAGGTGTTTGATCGGAACCAGTACCTATAGTTTTAGAGCTAACTCCACCAGAAAGACCTGATGGTTGTGCGAAGCTTGAACCGCCACTTCCAGATGAAGAAGGATTTAACAAAGAATTTGCATTCTTTAATGCCGCCGCCGCACTTGCCAATTTAGCGGCATCAAGACCACTAGCGGCAGTCATATCTATAACACCCACAGGTAATGCAGTATTTGCCATAATATCAGCCATGCTCGGTGCCATTGTAGCCCCACCTATAGCACCTGAACCCGCAATAATATTGCCTGAAGCATCTACCATGCTTGGTGCCAATGATGTTGGGCTTACTATCCCTGAGCTTAACAAATCATTTGCACCAAATGTCTCAAAGTTGGGGCTTGAAACACTAAAGTTACCCAACAAATTTGAATTACCTGCATTCAAAATTGATGATGTTGTAGATGCAGGCGCCAAAGCCGCCCCCGCATCTGATGCGGCTTGAGCATTCCATAATGCATCTGTACCAAACTCAGCACCCGCCGACTCTGGGCCTGATGATAATAATATTTCAGGTGCATAGATAGCCGCCGCAACTAAGGCCGCAGTTTGAAGAGGGTGCTCCAAAGCAGTATTAACTACCTTGTTTACAGTGTCTGTAGCACCATTAAGGACTTGACCAACAACTCCACCACAGCAAGCCATTATGATACCTCCGCGAGCATTATGTAAGGATCGATTTGAGTCTGATCCGAATCTTTGAAACTGATGTTCCTCAAACCTGCAGATTCTGCAATCCTGTAAGCAGAAGCCTTATCTTGTACATACATCATCATATACTTTACGTTAGTTCGTTTCATAAAATCTACAAATTTACGCAAAGCACCTAGATACCCTTTAGGAGCATCGCCATTGATAATGGTTAGCAAAAGATGTGTTCCAGTTTTATGGTATGCAAATAAAACATCATTGAACTGGACAATCTTAAAGCCTTCTTTAACCTTAGATGCAATTGTATTAATCAAATCTTCAGGCGTGGCATTTGCTCCAACACTTTGGATGTGATTACTAGCGATTTTATGTAAATGATGAATGGGAATCGTCATAATTTTTTATCCTGTGATTGACATAATTCCAACCATTGTTTCAGCCCATAGTTGCCAAGTAGGAAAACCCCTGTGATCAGGAACCCCTGAATCATTAAAATACCCAATTGATGATATTCCACTTGCCCACTCCCTCCAATTTTCCTCAGGAAGAGTACCCAACTGTTGTGCACCAAACAATTCTGCCATCAAAGCACACCAAGAATCCCAAGTATGCCCACGAGGGTCGAAGGTTACCATTACGGATTACCTGTAGAACGCTCATCACCAATGTCACAAGAGAGCAAGACCTTGCCTGTTTGGTAGTTACCGCCAAAGGTATTACTCTCAAATCTGAGCCTCATTTCACGCCTTTGCTCTCTTAGGTCGATTTTAAGGGTAGATGGGTCAAAAGTATATGGGCCTGTGGTCACATCTACATCGTCAGCATAGCCCTTGCCAGTGACGTACAAGTTCATACTACCATTTTGTACAAAATCAGGCTCAACACGTTCTAGGCGTATCCAACGATTGGTGCCCATGGGGTCTTGGGCACCCGGCCCCCCAGTGACCCAACCAATATTGTTTGTCTCATAGTAAGACTGAACAGCATCCACGTTTGTCAAATACACCTGATCTGTACCCGTCTCGTGTTGCCAAATCGTGTAAAACTGTGCCATTGTCACAGATACGGTCAAATTAACCCCACTCGATGGCGCTCTAGCCGTGGTGTTCAAAGTTCCACTCAATACAGCAGAATACAAGCCACCATTAACCAATGTCAGCCCAGTCACCACCCCACCAGAAACACTAGAAACTGTGAATAAGGAGTTAGTGCCCGATCCACCATTAAGTGCAACTACATCATTGACGGCAAAACCAGTGCCCCCACTGACAATAGATACTGCTGTAACCTCAAAGCCAGAAGGCGTATTGCCACTCCAAATTGGGTAATGGAAGACCTCCGAATAGGTTCCTGCAGACCTTTGAGCACCCATGGCTTGACCTGCGTCATACCAAACTTGCTCTCTGACGTTGTAAATAACAGCATCAGTGCATTCAGTAGCAGATCCACGTGGGTAAAACCACCAAATCTCACCCCAACGAGGAACCTTGGTTACCCAGACTTTTTGTCTCTGAGCATAGTTCAGGTTGTCAAAAAAGTAGTTTTGGTTCTGGACATTGGGAACTTCTTGAACAACACCGTTATAAACCAAGAACCGATCCACCCCTGCCCAATAGTACAAGCCATCATACTCAATGACTGAACTAGAAGACAAAATAGAAGATTGACTAGAAATAATGTCATAACGCCAGTAAAAAGTTGAACTTCCAATGGTCTGAGGCGTATAACTTACCCTAATTAACGAATCTAAAGCCCAAAATAGACCTGATGGTGACGTTGTACCACCCCTGACAGGCAAGCCCTTGACAATCTTACCTGTGGCCACATTGTTGGCGTTGGCATCAGCAGAAACCCAATTATTGAAGTTTCCTGCAGAACTATTTTGAATTAATCCATTGTTACCATAAACAAAAAGATAAGGGTGAATGACCACGCATCCACCAGAAACAGCTATCTGATTGTCAAAAGTGACAGAAGTATAGTGAGTAAAAGTTAAGCCTGCAGTAGTTCCTGCAGTTGTTGTGATTGCTGTTCCACCAAGAGTGGATGACAAAGTAAATGTTGTTGTGCCATTAGTTGCAATGATGTAATAGGTACTGGGCGTGTTGTAGTTGGTAATTGATCCAGTGCCAGTCAGCGTTCCTGTGATGTTCACAGCATCGCCAGTAGTCAAGGTGGTAGACGTACAAGAGAATTGACCTGCGGTGCCTGTAATGGCCGTACCAGTGATTGTAGGGGTCGTACCAGTTGCATTCTGGGACATTGTGACTACATTTGTAGTTACAGAGACAACAGTCGTTCCTGAGGGAATATAGGTGCCTGTAATGGTCTGGCCTGCACCTACGTTGACATCTGTGCCAGTAAGGGTGAGTTGATTGCTACCATTGGTGGTTGAGCCAAAGTCAGTGAAGACACCTACCTTTGACATTGAGCTTCCGGGGAACGCCCCATAGAGCACTGGCGTATTCACCGTATTGTCAATGGCTAGGAGATTCTGGCCGGGGTGCGCCACAAGCGTCTGTCCACCACCACTAACGCTGTACGCAATATCAAATTGCCACAAATTGCTAGTTGAACTCGTAAAGTTGCTCAACGAGTACTGCACTGGGCCGTATCCCGTTCCATTCGTATTATTTGTCTGCCACTGCTCCAAGCCTGCAGAATAGCCTGATAGAACGTAGTTTATGCCCCCAACAGAGGTCATTGTCATACCACGAGATATGTCAGACCCATTGGTAAAGATACCGTTGTAACCACCAATCTTACGTGGTTTTCCACGTTGGAAGCGCACCCATAACCCATCCACATAAGATGGTGAGTCAAATAAAGTTCCATCTCTCTGGATGCCAGACTTTATGTTTAGGGATATGACTTTTTCAGTCATTAGAAATTGCCCCCAGAAATACCGTTTGCAACGTAAAGACCTGAAGAAGAGAATAAAGCCGCTTGCACTCCATTCACAGTCACACCTATTTGATTACTTGCAGGCAAATACAAGCCAGTGGTTGTGTTGCCAGTAAAGGTTAGGGTAGGCGTTGTAACAGTGCCTGCGGCCAATGTAACGCTAGTAAACGTACCTGCGGCACCTGAGTTGGCGTTATATACGTTTGTACCATCACAAATTGCAATAACAGTCTGATTTTGTGAAATTGACAAAGTTCCACCCGAACCACTGGTTTTAACAGTGAGCGTGTAGGCATTGGTTGTATTGTTCGTTATTGCATAAAGCTGAACAGTAGAGGGTACTTGGATGATTTGATTTGATCCAAGAGCACCTGAATAAGTCTGAATAGTGTTAGCCGCCTGTGCAGAACTCAGTACATACGTCCCACCTGTGACAGTAATAGCCAATTGGGTGTAAGCAAAAGCATTAGACCGACCATAAGCAAAGGTATTAAAGCCTGAGCCATTACAAACCACAACCAAGGATTCCGTAAGTTGAAGTTGTTGTGTTGCGTTTCCATCGATTGTGTCTGAGCCTTGTGGAGTAATAGTGACGATTCCAGTACCATTATTCTTGATAATGGCAAACCAGTTATTTCCTGCAGTCCCAGAAGAAGGCAGAGTAATAGTTCCTGCACCAGTAGACCACACAAACATTTGCGCCCTACTTGATGCACTTAGCGTTGTAGATGAATATAGGGTACTTACGCTATAAGCTTGGTTTAAAGTCGTATTGATTGCTGTTAAACCATAGCCTGCCAATGCAGATGCGTTGGCCGTGGAAACACCTGCACCGAACTGAACTTCTGCCCATGTTCCTTGTGAAGTAGTATTGTCGGTAAGGTATATGTACCAAGCTAATCCAGAAGTTATGGTAATAATAGTATTGCTGAGAACGTCTGCAACAGTAAATGAATTGCTACCAATATTTCTGATTAAAACCGACTGTCCTGTTGATACTTGCGTAGCATTGGGTAAACATAGCAACAATCCAGTTGTTGTGGCTGTTACGTCAATAATGTTTGCAACAACAGAACTTGTATTGCCATTGATAGGCCATTGAAGAAATGTGGTGCTAGAAAGGGTGAGAGATTCATATCCTACTTGCGTAGGATTGATGGTTAAACCTGAAAATGGATCAAGATATGTAGTCATGGTTAGCTATCCAGTGCAATGGCCTGTCTGTCAGCCAAACGAGAGGTGTCCTCTGTCTTGAGGGCGGCTATAGCGGCATCATATTTCTGTTGAAATATCTGCCTTTGATCATTTTTCAAGAAAATCATTGCCTGCAGTAGCGTACCAAAAATCATTGCATTAGGCGCATACTGAGTCAACCAATTGGTCTGATTTGTTGTTGCTAGAGGAGGAATCCTCTCGTAAAACAAAACTTCAAAAGTATAACCCTGATCAGGAGTGGGCGCTACCAACCAGTGTTGATAGTCATAATCAGCATAATACTTGGGCGCTCCAGTAGCCGATCCTGATGGGGCATACTGCTCTAGATACTCGTACTTACGCAAAAAAACAGGTTGTTTAGAGCCACTGTTTGTTATATTCATCGATACTGTCTTACGCCACCTAGCAGGCTTTGCAATGACGTTATTGTTGGCCGTCATCGTAGATTGAACCACCTGCAATTGACCCAAAGTCTTAATCTCTTGAGCTATCTCAAACTCACAAAGGGTGATAAAAGTAGGTATTTGGTTTACCAAGGCGGTGTCATTGCGCTCTAGGTACTGCTCGACAGTAGTGACTAAAGAATCATAAGTTAAAACAAATGATGGTGTAGTGGTTATAGTCATATTTTACCCAATATTTTTCTCATTTTATTCTCCTATAGCCTTACAAGCAAGATAAAAATTAGACATTTCAAAAAAACAAAACATGGAAATTGTCACAAATCTACCCCAAAATGAAGTTTTTAACACAAGGAGCTTTCCATGAAGTACGAAGTGAAAATGAGTGACTGGATTCTAGATTTGGACGTTAACATCGAATCAGACGATTTTGATTTAATTTCTGAGATTCAAATGGCCATTGAAGTCATTGTTGATTCTTTCCATGAAGCTCATTCTGAGGCTCTAAATGAGGCTGAAGAGACTGAAGAAGAATCTATTGATTTTGAAGAAGTTGATGACGAAGATGTATCCATTGAGGGTACACAAGGTACGGTGGTTATAATTAATACCAAATAATCTAACATTACAACCGTTAGATTGTATTTTTGGTTAAAAAGGGGGCTTTTGCTCCCTTTTTTATACCTTAATAACTTGTCCACGAAACTCTACATGAGTTTTATCCACCACTTTTACAACTTCAGGCCAGAGTAGCATTCCTTTATAAAAGGTTAGCACAGCAAACCCTGACCGCCAGTTTGTAGGTGAGTTTTCAAGATAGTTTTCAAATTGTGGGCCATTGGGATCGGCTAAAGTACCAGTATCTACCCCATACCGTGTACCGTTGTAATCAT